TATCCATACCATCTGGCCATCCCATTGTGCGTTCAAACCATCACGCCGATTTATGTCATCGTGATCTAGTCCGTACCACCTATCACACAAATGATTTGATTGGCTTGCGGCAGCATCCACATCAAAGGCGTGCATTTGATTGAGTTTCTGCCATAAATCTGCGGGCGTAGCCCAATCATCAGTTTTGCTTATGGGCATATATGCTCCGCTCATCGGTTCGCCATCACAATCATGATAATGCCCAAGATGCACTCAGTTATGACCAGAATCCTAATAAGTTTGTTCTTTGTCATACTTGGGCCTCCAATAGACACACGCCCATGTTTCCGCATTTGGTGCATTGAAGCACCTTCACATGTTCAGGCAGGTTGTCAGTAATAATGCGCTCGATTTGTGCCGTGACCTTTTTGCACTTACGGCACTCAAACTCGATGCTCATTTGCAATACACGCAGAGCCATAGCACAGTTTCTCCATGCTCACGATAGGCAATGCCGCCTTGCGGAAACTGATACTTACTGCATCCATCACATAACACTTCACCAGTGGCCTTGAATGAGGTAGATCCATCCAGGTGCGTAGTGGTCGCCAAGCCATCCTTGATGTAGGTAATCTCGCCCATTACTTTACCGCCGCTATCTTTGGAACCCATTTGCCTTCAGCACTGAGCACAAACCAGTTTGTCTCGCACTGTTCACCTGAGATGATAGTTCTGCTGCATGTCATGCCGTAATACGCCCGGCCATTCTTTTCACCCTCACGAACCTGGCGATCACCATGCTTGCAATGCCAGGCATCAAATGTCTCTGGCAGTGCAGCAGGCGTTGCCCATGGATCATATTGTTCTTGATCTGTTTTCTTAATGGTGGTAACTGTGGCCTTTGGAGCTTCTTGGCGATTCCTGACCTCATCAGCACTAGCAATCTTCTTTGAAGCTAATCCGACTGCTATTGCACACCGACCCCATGCACTTGTTTCAGCGTTCATCAGTTCGCTGCCCTTTGTGTATGGCGTGCGCCCTGGTACTTCTTCCCAGGCACAAGCTATGGCTGGACATGGATCGAACGGATCACGATAAAAGGCAGCCGTGTAGGCAATGTAAGTCAGCCCACCTATTTCCACAATCTTAAATGGCTCATTTGGATTGGCCGGTCTAAAGACTGAATCCGGGTACATCTCCTTAATCTTGCGCATGCGCTCCGCAACATCCACATAATCATCCATATTGAAACTCATAGCATCATCCCTTCATCCACGGCTCGCCAGATAATGCACTGGTTGCCATTGTTATTCTTGCGTGTAAGGCCTGAGTCAATAATAAAACCCTGGCATTCTAAAGACTTACGAAGCGGCCGAACAGAGTTTCCTGGAATAGACAGTGTGGCCTCGATTTCTTGATCAGTGGCTCCTCGCAGTCCAGCACGCAGAAGAAGTTCGTAAATCTTCAGGCGTAATGATCCTGTCTCTGGATACTTGCGGATTGCCGCATCAATGGAAGTGCGCTTAGCTTTGCGTGCGATTATGACTGAGTTATCGCTGACTGTTGGCGGCTTCACGCTTACCAATCGCCTTTCCCAAATCAAACCCGGCCCGATGGCCCTGGTCTAGCCCTATCTCTTTGCCTAATAGATAGCCAGCAATCATGGGCAAGCCCAAAACTATGACAGATCCCAGAAAGATGCCTGCATCAGATAGTGTTGAAAGAAAATCAATCATTGTGAAGCCTCGCTTTCCATTCTCCAAAAGGTCTGAATCGTCTTGTCCATGTCAAATCGGTATTGGCCACCAAGTGGCTTGTACGCATCAATCTTGCGTTCACGCACTAATCGGCGCAATGTCGCAGGCGTGATGTCCAAAATAGAGGCCATCTCAGTTGTGCTCAAATACTCAGGTTCTAGGATGCTCATAGTGTTTCCCATGATCCTGGATAATCAGTCAAGATGACAATCTCACCAGTGCCGATGTCAAATGCAGCTTCATGGCTTTCTGCAATGGATTTAAGAAACGCGGCAGCCAAGATGTAGTCAGCATAGGTATCTACCCAATGTGCGTATTTCCATGCAAACGAGATCTGAGTATCAGGGAGGATAGGCTCAAAGCGTGCTGCCTTAATCATCCAGTCTTTGCCCCATTGCATGGATGTGGTGGTCAAGTGCTCAAAGTCATTCTTGGAAAGTTCTAGTGTGATTTTCATGATTGAAGCAACTTTGTTAGGTCTGCATCACTCATGGATCTAAATGCAGAATCAATTGCCTTGTGGGTCTTTTCTTCGCAAGAACCACAACCACAATCCACCATGGCTGCAAATCCCTTGCTTTCCTTTTCCAACTTACTGCTAATGCTGATGTGTAAATCTGCCATTCTTGACATGTGAGGCCCTTCGTCTATATCGCCTTGTTGCGATAAGCCAAATATAGACGATATGTACGAGATGTACAACATCAACGGCGTTCGGCGTGTCTAACGCTCCAGAAGGATGGTGTAAATGTGGTCTAGGCGTGCCTCCAGCCTATTGACCTGCTCCTTGAGACTGTGGCCATTGGCCTTGGGCCCGATTTCAGCCATGATTGAGCGCACTATGAATCGCACGGCTGCATATAGTCCAGACAGAATCGCCATAACGCCTACGATTACGGCGACCCATGCCTGGAGTTCCATCTTACTTCTTGCCTACTGTGATTGCTGCATCCTTGGGATCTACGGCACGCAGGATAGGGGCGATGAAGCCCGCCAGCAGCGCATTAGCCAAAACCTTTGGATCTGAAATACCTGACAAATACAGTGCTGCCACTGATGCCAATGAAGCTCTGAGATACGACAAGGCCGCCGCTTTGAATTGTGGGTTCATTTGTTTTCTCCTTGTATTTTCTTAATTAATGCCTCCGCTTTGGTTGCACTAATGCTGATCTCAAAATGCATTTCATCCTTGCGATGCTTGTAATCGCCTCCCCAAATGCATCCATACTTGTGAGCCAGGGCTCTAATCATTGGTACTTTCAACGGATCAAATGTATTGGTTTGCCCCAAGGGATGCTTGGAGGCATTTAGATCCAAAGCCGTGCCCGATGAGTGATTGCTCAGCTTCGTAGCTTCTCCACGAATGGGCCGGTAACAATAACCCCAATCGTCAAGTGAGCCGACATCCAGTGGCTCAATCAGAGCATGAAACTCAGCAGCCAATCCAATGAGCAAAGGTGCAACCGCTTCTGCACAACGCAGCTTGATAGCCGTGCCCGGTACTGGATAAGACTTTATTGCAATCTCAGCCTGATCCTTTGAAGCGGGCCATCCATTGGCACTACTCTCCATCGATTTGAATTATCTTAGTCAAGTGTTCCACTATTTGCCGAGTTTCAATCCAACAGGAATTGGCTTTGAGTATTCCCATTTGAGTATGTATGCCCCTTGGCCGTCTGAATCATCTTGTAATTCAATAGTGCCATTTTTTGCAAAATTGGCAAATGTCAATTCTGGAAGTGCTACAATAATTTCGTCATAAAGTGTCATTTGATTAACTCCTAATCCATACGCCAGAGAACAAACAGTTGTCGTTAAAAGTTACTGTGCCAGCAGATACATATCCATAAACTTCAGCATAATCAGTTGAACCATTGAAATAAATTAAATCTGAACCAGCCGCAGTCCATTGTCCGTCTCCAGAAGATGCCACGCCATTAACATAACTCATCCAAGAATAGCGTGTGCCGTTGATGTAAATAGTATGGTAATGCGCTGCGGTGACAGTTGTTGAGACAGATTCCAATACTGTATTTAATTGGTAATAGCCAGCCGTTGTTGGTGTAAAACGATTGGAAGCAAAATTGCTTGCGGTGTCAAAAGTTTCAACATTAAACACAACCTTTGTCCAAGTCGCGGCTGTAACGCTTTGTGCCCCAGTCCTTGTTGCTCTGAACGCTGGGCCACTAGAAGACGCTGCTGAAGCCCATTTCAAGCCTGTGGAAGCGGTACTATCCGCCACGAGTGTTTGGCCGTTTGTGCCTACTGCTAGGCGAGCAGGTGTGTTATCGGCAGTTGCCGTAATAATGTCGCCCTTAGCATCGACGATTGAGTTCTGGATAGCGTTTGGATCATCAAGTGAAACCCAAGCTGCCCCGGTATAAACCTCAACCACATCGGTGTCTTTGAGATACGACACCAAACCTTCAGCCAATACGCCCGATAGGGCACTGGTGCGTGCTGCTGAGTTAGCAAACACCATCACTGTTTGTAACATTAAGTAATCATTGACCTGGGCTGCCGTCAGGACATCCCCGGTAACAAAGAGCTTGTAACCCGATGCTGCCATTTATCTCATCTCCTCAGTAACTCAAAACGCCCTGGTCAAGTATGCCCCATAGCGTGCTATTTAAAATGAACCCATCGATTATGGGTTCAAGTGTCGTCATGCGTACCCGCCATGAATTTGGCGTGATTTCCATAGATTTGCCAAAGACTTGAAGGGTCTTGGTCAGTGTTGTTGATCCCGGCTGGTTGGTCGTGATAGTCACTGGATCAAAATAATCAAGATTTAGTGCCGCGATGATTCCGGCATCATAGTTTGCAGTATAAAGATCTAATAGGATTTCATCGCATCTCACGCTGGTTTCAGCCCTAGAAGCTACATATGCCCTGGCGTAGTTGAGCGCGGTAGCGGTGTCTTGCATTAAAAGGTTTTGCTGGTTATATGAGTGCAGAAAGTATTTGGCAATGCTGGCCGCATCTGATGCGTTCTGTGTGGCTAGGCCCGTGGCAGTAATGTTGGCCTCGTTATAAACCAGCGTATCGTTTGTCACCCATACGGCATTAAAATAATCAATATCCGTGCCATTATCATTAAATAAGACTGGCGCGGCAGCCACGCTGGAAGCAGTTAAATTGCGATCCTGAAAGACAAAGGATCCGCTGGCATCTACATAGAATGCGCCAAATTCAGTTGTCTCGATAGTCTGGCATGCCTGAAGTGCGGTGCGTGCCGTGCCTGGATCAACTTGAACTGTGGTCAAACCCGGATCTATGTCTCTCATTGAAGTCGGCCAAGATATGGCATCAAGCAAGTTATTGATGCGAGCACCAGTCAGTTGGCCTGCGCTACTGCCTGCGACTGTGGAAATCTGAGCGTTCTGCGCCAATCTAAAGGCATCCACGGCGTTTATGGTCGTGTAAACCACATCACCTATGGCTGATTGTGGTGTGGATGTAGAATATGAGGTGATGAATCCGCTGAATACAGGATAAGTCACTGCTCCATAAGTGGCAGTTATCTGCACTTTTCTCATGGGTGTCAAAAGATTGTAATAGGGCCCTGCCGCGTTCATCGGGTTGAAGTCTCCATTTTGGTCAACAATGCGCAATGACAGTGTGCCTGTTTGGAACTGGTCAGCCTGAGCATTTCTGCCACGCTTGGTGCTGATCGAGTTGACTACATTAGACACATCCACAATGACTGAAGCTGCATCGGCCAGAATGTTTGTGTCGAGTATTCCCTGATCTAAAATGAAAGCTTGAGCAAAACTAGGCCCAGTGCTGAAGTTAATGAAGGCATTGATTGTTGGCACTGTCATGCTGGCAAGGCTCCAGCATATGTGGTCAAATAACCACGGCGTGCGATTTCATTTAGGGCATTTTGAACTGCATCCACAATCGTGTTTTCATCGGCCATGGATGGGCCTGTGTTAACAACAATTGAGACATTAGCGGCGGCATTAGCGTCAAAGTTCCTGTCTGGGTTTTGATTAGGATTGTAATCAATTCCAGGGATAAGTGGGGACACTGGCATGTTGGTATCCGGGGGATTTAGCAGATCATAATTTCTATCTGGGTTTTGATTAGGATTGTAATCAATTCCAGGAATCAAAGCTGGAGGGCCACCAACAAATGGTTTTGTTGCTCCGGCGTTGCCAAATCTTTCACGAGCTTCTTCTAAAGATGAAATCCATTTAAGAATACCCAAAGAGGCCATTCCCGCAGAAAGTGCAAGGTACTTCAGAGCATCCGCAGCTTCCAACTCTTGTTTCACTTTGTCGGCTTGAGCCTTGACCAACGCATCATTAGCAGCTTGTGCAGTCTTGCCAGTCTCATCAAGAATGGCTATCTGAGCACGAATGCGTGCCTTTGTTTCTTCATCGGTGGCTTGGTTCAAAGCTACATTTAAGCCAATGCGCTCCAGGTCAAACTTAGCTTTAAGCGCATCCAGGGCTGCCTGATCCTTCTTCATTTGTGCTTCTTCTTTGGTGGCCTTGTTCTTGGCCATAAGATCCAGGTATTCCTGTTTCTTTTGATCTTGTAGCTTCTTATTGAATGCCACTGCCGCGGCGCGTTCGCCGGGGCTCTGCTGGCCATAGCCAGTCTTTACCTTTGATTGACCCATGCGCATAATACTGCCTAAAGGCCCGGCAGAAAATGAATCACCCAGTGTGCGGAAGATGGCACTAATCAATTTAAAAGCCTTAAGTTTTTCAGCCAAAACAGTGAAACCTCGGATTGTGTCTGCCGTATTTTGAGCCAGGCGTTCCATAGCATCAGCCGTAGTTGTGACCCCGTTTGTGCCACCAAGCATTGAGATTGAATCAAGTAAGCCCTTACCAATGATCTCTTTTGCATTTGCTGAGGCAACACCAAGCTTGGCCATTTGCCCTGAATAACCGCCAATGGCAGTCAATGCAGATCCCTTATATTTTGCCGTTAGTTCAGCGGTGATCTTGTCCATGTCGCCTGTGGCCAGTGTGGCCTTGGAGACTGCACCACCCATCTTGGCTAGGGCAGTTGTGTTTCCCTGGAATCCCTTGGCTAATGCGGTGCTTACCGCGCTCAAATCTTTCCCGGTATTTGCGCTTATATCCAGGGCTAGGTTTAAAGCATCCTGGGATTTAGTCACATCTCCTGTGGCAGTCAATAGAATCTGTAATGCTGGCCTTAAATTATCATCCAGAACGCCAGTGGCACTTTGCAGCTTCGCAATGTAATCCTCGACATTGGTTGCGGCGTACTGAGCCCCGACATTCTTGAGCGTATTAGATAAGGATCGTGCGGCTTTCTCATCGGCGGCAAATGCCCGCACTGATGCCTTGCCATAGGATAGGACTTTCTGAGCAGCAAACACACCGGCAAAGGTTTTGCCCAAAGTCTTGACAGTCTTATCGAAAGCACTGATGTGCTTCTTGGCTTGATTTAATCCCTTGGGATCATAACGCGTGGTTGCGGTAACTAATAAATTTGGCATTATGAGGCCAACTTATAGCCAGATTGAGTGCCGCCGCCGCCTGAGCCATTAAATATATTGATGGCCTTATCGATTGCCTTTGCCACTGCCAATGTGGCTTTTCCATGATCCTGCTCCCAAGCTTTAAAAATTAAACGCCCGCGCTCTTTGTCTTTGCCATATAGCGGCCCCATGGCCCCAATAAATAATTGGCCAGCCATAGGGTTATTTGAGCGGCCCTGCATACCTGGTTGAACACGGCCAGCAGTCTCATAGATTGCTCCAGCCGGTGAGTTGTTTCGCACATAATACTGTGAGCGATAGCCCTTGCTATTTTGCAAACTTTTGCCTTGGCGATACACAATGCCAGCTTGCACCTCTGCGGTGTCAAATAACGGAAACTTGCGAACGCGCCCTGATGTATTAAACACGGCCTGGCTTTGCACTCTTTTGCCCTTTTCCCACCCGTAAAGATAGCCAGGGAAACCCTCTGGAACATCGGCCCGCGCTTTGTCGCGGATCCCAATCATGGCAACCTTAATTTCAGCATTCATTTGCTTAGTCACATCTTTGTCAAACTTACGCATAGCCTTCAAAGTTGATTCAACGCCGGTGATGTCTATTGGCACGGGCCCTCTCCTTCGCTCTGTCATTTAGTACCTGAAGCACGGCTTTAAACATTCTTTCATCAAGATCTAAAACTTCATTGGGGCTTATCTTCAGCTC